CAGGCGAGAGATCGCAATTATGGGCCGGGGGACCGCCTCAACCTGCGAATAAATCAATGAACGGCTGCTGCTCTTGCGAGAAATCGAGCGTGTCGTGGGATGGCACCAGCGAAAATGGCAGGCCATAGCCAGCGCAGGAATATGCGTTCTAGCTTTCCAGTCCCATTTTTGCCGCCCATTCTCTCACAGCCTGCAAGCGGGCCGTGTTCTCCCCGCAGACGAAAGCGTCGTTCTCCGGGATCAGGATTGATCCGACAGGAAGGACGGGACTTCCACCGGGTCCGTCGCCGCTTTCGGCGCTTTCGGTGGCGCTGGGCAAATCGGTTCCGCTGGCCTGACGCTGAGCGGCCTGGTAGCGCAGGACGGCAGCGCGATACTGCTGAGACAGATCAGCATAACGGCTGTCAGCCTGTTCGGCTTTCTGAGCATTTTCGGCATCCTTTTTCAGCTTGGCGGATAAGGCTTCTGCGGTGGCCTGTGCCTGCGCCTTTTCATAGGTTGCGCGGTCAGCCTGCCTTCCCGCCCTCTCCGCGCTCAGGGCACCCTCTGTGGCGCTCAGGCGGAATGTCTGGATGATGAGGGCCAGCAGCAGGAAAGCGGCTCCTATGAGCTTCCAGTGGGCGCGCAGGGTGGACAGGGCGAAGGGGAGGGCGTTCACGCCACTCTGCCTAACCAACCGTACACAAAACTTTCCTGTGACGGGTTCGCCCGCGCGATCTGCTTATACCGCACAGCCTGGTCGCCATTGAGGCCAGCGAACAACCGGACTTCGCCTTCTGCGCCGCGCAACGCCTTATAGGCTTTCAAAGCTGCGAGCGTGGCGGGGCCGATCTTCCCGTCCTCTTTCAGTTCGGGCCATGACCTCCCGCCTTGATTGAGCGCGTTGAGCCATTCCTGTAGCCAGATGGAAGGGCGGGCCGGCCCCATGTTGACGCCAGTATCGAAAAGCTCTTCGCCGACCTTGGGATATATCTCCGCTACCGCCGCAAACCCCGGCTTGATTGCATATTCGCTGCGATAGATCGCGATGGCCTGCGCTTTCGTCAGGTTTTTCATGTCGCCCGTGAACCCATTGGCCCGCGCGACCGCCTGCGTGATGCCGAAGTTGGTGGGCCCCCCACGGTCGGCCGGATGATTTACATAGCCGCCTTCCTTCGCGATGGTGGCCTCGATCATGGTTTCAATGGTCACGGCGAAGGCTCCTTTCCGCCTGTTCAGTCAGTTTTCGCAGGGCTTCGGGAATGGGATCGGCCAAAGCCTCGATGAACGCCGCCGCCAGCGGGTTGCCCTGCGCCGCGCAAGCCCTTGTCAGATCATCGGCGGCGCACTTGCGCGCGCGGATTGCGTCTCTCGCTTCGCACATCACTTTCGCTCCATACTCTGGATGGTGACAACCAGGGCTGACAGTGACGCCGCGAGCGACTTGTCCGCCTCAGCGCGATCCTTGCGAACTGCCATATCCTCTTCGCGCTCCGCCTTCCGGTCCGAGCGCGTGAGAAGTTCGCGCCACACCATGAAGCCGATCAGCAGGCCCGGCGCTCCGAACTGCGTCGCCAGTGCCGAAATTATGCTGGTTTCAGCCATATTGCCCCACCTGTTAAAAGTTCTGCGCCGCCAGAGGCGACCACGCTACGCATCGCCGCTCCGGTTCATGTCCGTCACGAACACAAGGGTGAACCAAAGCGCGAAGGGGATGGCCCAGAGGAGGGACCAGCCCTTAATGAGCACCATGGCGGCGAGTGACGCGGACGCTAGGCCGGTGATGAGCCTCATGCCGCAAACTCCAGAACAAGATAGCCGTGATCGGCCGCTGCATCGACGTTCGCGGTGATGTCGCCGGTCGCCAGGCCATTCCCGATCAGCGTTGCATTGCGGCTGTCAAGAACGGTAATCGTGCGCCCGATCAGGTCGGGGCAGTTGATCGCCACCTGATCGAGGCCCGCGAAGTCCTTCCAGTCGATATAGACGATGGCCTTGTGGTCGGAATAGCGCACTGGGCAGACCAGCGCCTTGCCTGCCTCGCGGGGCAGGACGTTCCGGAAGCCGACCATGGAGAAGCTGTCGCCAGCGTTTGCCGTGATCGCGCCCTTGTCCACGACGCGGAAATAGAGCTTCGCCGTGTTGCCCCTGATTTCCAGAGCTCGGTTGGACACTTGGGTCCGGCGCACGTCATAGGCTGCGTCGCCAACCGGCAGTAGGCCGACTGCGAAGGCTTTGTCGCTCCATTCGGAGATGACGCGATGGGCGCACTCGCTCGCGCACGATCTTGTAATGGGCAAGCTGGCGAATCGGATTTTCCGTCCATGTCCACTGGCTCTGGTCCAGAGGATCAGCGGCATGGAGGTCGGGGCACTTTTGCCAGCGCGCAACAATGGAGAGCGGCGGTTGTCCGTTGGGGTATGTTTCCAGGTAACGCTTCGACTTGACCGGCTTGAACGTGACTGCTGCCACGACGCAGCCGTCTCCGCGCCGGTTGCCGTCCCATATGCCCGGTAACAGGCTCATGATTGACGGGAAGTTGGCTGCTCCCGGTGTCTGGCCCAGCGTCGTATAGACGTTGACCGAATTGGAGCCATACCGCTTGTCCGGCAATTGCTGGACGGTCGTGCCGCTCAGCGTGACCTTATCGTCCGCGAGATAATAGGCTTCGATTCCATCTATCAGGCCATCATGATAGACACCCACGTCAACGGCAGTGCCGTTGTCGGCGGTCTCGAACAGCGCATAGGCCCAATAGAGCCGGGATCGGCCATAGGCCGCCACGCGGGGTGGGCGCGTGGTCTTGATCGCTGTGTCCGTCTGTTCTGGCTTGGGCGCACTGGGATTGAAGCCCAAGGCACCGAACCCGGCGTTGACGATGACGGACGACAGACCGAGTGAGATGATCCCGCGCGTTGCAAGGGAGACGCCCAATGCCCCGAACGTGCCGCCGCCGATGCCGACAATCGCGCCACCGACGAATGGCGTCAGGACGGACGATAAAGCAAGGGTCGCACCGATTCGGGCAATGGTTCCGACCAGCTTACCCACGTTCCGCGCCCCATGTTTTCAGAACGAAGAGCGGCGAAATCGCGATGGCGGCAAACCCTCGCTCCGACGCCATCGCCCATCGTTCTCCGGTGAAAATCGCACCCGCCTGCAAGCCTAGTCTTTGGCTGTCGTCCAGGCCGATATGACTGGCGAGGAAATCCAGCGATATGACGCCAACGTCACCCGCGACCGGAGATGCGGTCTCGACCATGCCGATGCGGCCCAGATATTCCGTGCACAGTTCCGCGAGGCTTCCCGCATCCTCTATGAAGGCAAGGGCTTCGTCCTCTGTGGCATAGGCGCGGCGGCGTTCGGCCATGGGATCAGGCCAGCCGCATTCCATGAGCCAGTTAGCCATGATCGTGATGCAGTCATGTTCACCGGCCTTGCGGCGCATTTGCCGGACGCGCAGGAGATAGTCGCCAAGATCAGGCATCGGACGGTCCAAATGGGCGGGACGTGCCTGCGTTGATGAGCGGCACATTATCGAAGATCGTGTCATCCTCGCTCCCAGGGCGGCGTTTCTGGTCCGCTGGCGTGAAGTATGCGGAAGGCGGGCGGGATCGGCGCGTATCGCCCGCAACGATGGTGAGGGTTATCGAGCGGGTCGGGTTTTCAGCGGTGGGCCTGTTGACGGACAGGGACCGCGCTTCGAATACTGCCTCCCATTCTATAACATCAAGACTCCAATCCGGGTTGAAGCGGACGACACCGATATGGACTGGTGCGTTCTCGACTTCCGCCGCCACGTCCACGGCAAGCTCAACAATCCGGTCGCTCACGCCGGAGAGGGTCAGTTCCTCGCGTTGTGCCGTGCCATTCATCAACTGTTCGATATCAGGAACGCTGATGAGTTCGTCGCCACCAATGGCGATCATATTCACGGGCAGAACTATATCTGCGGGCATGGATAGATCGCCCACGCCGGACCAGAGCAAGGCCGGGTCGGCGCAGTCGATGAAGATCACCACGCTTTCGCGATATGCCGCCATTAGATGCCGTCCGTGTCGTAGGAGGACAGGCGGGTTGGGACGGCTTTGAGAACGCCCTTACCCATGGCCGTGACCAACTGCCCGGCAGTTTGATTGGCCTGCGACAGGATCATACTCGCGAACTGATCGTTCATGACCGCGCCGCGCGCATCGACCTGAATGATGGGCTGGACGACTGTTCCGCCGCCGGAGCGACCCGCTGCCGCCCTTGTCCCGATTGCGAAAGGCTCACCTCTGCTAACATTTGCAATGGGCTGACCGTTGAGGCTTAGGACATTCTTGTCGGTTCCACCTCGGCCGCCAAACACTCCGGTCCCACCTCCCGCGAAACCGAGGACCGACCCGAGTGCGCCGCCAATGAAATCTCCTATGCCACCGCCCGTGCCATAAATGCGGGATGTGGCGAAACGAGCTAATGTTTCAGCGATGACCCTGATGCCAATGGCCTTGAAATCGCGCCAAACGCCGTCAGTTCCTTCACGGAACAGGCTTTCATATAACCCCGCCAGATTGCGGATTGAGGCTTCTTGCTTGCGGCGGAAATCTTCATCGACCTTATCGTTTGCCGCCTGCCGCAATTCAATGTCGCGGTTGATTTGATCCTGAACTTCGGAGCCGTCCATTTCGCCAGGGCGGATCCCGACTGCGAGAAATCCAGCCTCACTATCCTTGGCGGCCTGCTCAGCTATCGCGGCAGCCTGTTCGCGCGCAGCCTTCAGCTTGTAAGTGATAGCGTCAATTGATGACAGCAGCCCCGCCGCTTCCAGTTTGTCGATTTCCTTAATTGTGTCACGGAAGCCTATGGCGGCGGCCTTGGCAGGGTCGAACGCGGACGTGATCGCGCGAAGGCTTCCCTCCAATTCTCGCTGTGCGCGCTCCAGTTCTCGCGTGGCCTTCGCAGCCTCTCGCTCTGCTGCGGCATGTTCGCGCCTCGCCGCCGCCTGGCCGCGCCTGGCTTGCGTTGCGGCGCGCGCTGATGCCGCTTCTTCGGCCTCTGCCCGATCAAGATCGCCGGTCTGCTTGAACCGTTGTTCTCCTAGTTTGAGGAGGTTCTGGCCGGTTTCAATTTCCTGCTTGATTGAGGCGACCCGCGCCTTTGCATCAGCAACATCGCGTTGCAGAGGGGCAGAACCACGACCGCTAGGGTCTACACGTCGGGAAGCGGCCAAGCGCTCCTCTGCGACTCGTAGGGCGTCAGTTTCGCGGGTAAGGGCTGCTTGATCGGTCCGCAACTTAACCGACGCTACACCCAGCGCTTCAGCGCCCGCTTTGTCCACCCTCCCCAGATTGGCGATGAGGGTAGCATAGGCGTTCGCGAGACGATCGATTGATGGCTTGGTTTTTTCCGCAGCGTCACCAGCTTCGAACAGCTTGCCTACAAGCACACCTACGACTGAGGCGGCCGCCAGCAAAGCAGCGCCCCAAGGGCCAGCAAAGAACGCAGCCACGCGTGCGGCCTTGCCTCCCGTGTCCGCCAGAGCATCTGCGACCTGCGGAGCCTGCTGTGCAAGGATCATAAATGGCGATGACCCACTGGAAAGCTGCGCGCCCACGTCTGCAAACTGCCGCCCAAGGTTGCGCTGCGCGTTGGCCATCGCGCCCGCCGACTGGACGACTCTTCTTTCCGCTCGAATGACAGACCGCTCGACACCGCCCATGGACTGATCGACAACGCGAACCGCGCCGTTCATCCCTCGCTCTAGTTGGTCTAGATCAGCACGAACTTCGACGGCGATGAGTTCGAGCGGCGTGCCATTGGCCATCAGTGAATCCCTCCGCCCCGACCGGCGAGGCCGATCAGCATTTCATCAAAATCATCTTCGGAAAGCTCGCCAGCCGGTTCGGCTCCACCATCGCCATGGGCGCGGTTGAAGTGATGGATGGCGGCCTGATAGTCATGCAGGGGCATCGACATTGTATCCCGCCCCATGACTACTCCGTTGCCGATGACCTCGCCTCTGACGAAGCGCCCCTCACTCTCGTCTTGCGGGGCTTCCGGCTTTTTTTTTGAGCCTCTTCCTCCGGCTCGTATCCGATCACGCAAGCCTGAACGATAGCAGTCGCCAAATCCCACGCCTTGATAAGCGGGTTGCCGCTTTCGGGATACAGGTAGGTGCGGATCAAATGCGTAGCGAGATGATCGCTTACAGTTATGTCACGGCCATCCACGAAGCCGCTGTTACCGCCGATCAATCCTTGGCGAACGATCTCCGCCAGTTCCTCAATCCCGTAATCGCCTTCAAGGCTGTAACCGAAATCCACATCACCTTTGGCGTAACGCCCTCGCAGCAGATGGCGATGAACCGCACCAATCCGTGCGCCGCACTTCTGCTCAATGGCGATGATCCCCGCCATCGTCAGCATGAAGCGATAGGTGCCATCTGCAAATTCGATGTTGCGATGGGTTTGCATATCAGGGGGCCGGGACGTTCTTGACCAGTTCACCATTGCCAGAAAGGGTCAGGCTGATCGTGGCTTTGTTGCCATTGACCGCACCAAGATTGAGATCGGTCAGAATGGCGTTCCCGGTGTAGGAGCGCACAACGGTAGTTCCGGTGCCAAAGAACACGATCCGCCAGTTTGCGGCGGCTTCATACGCCTCCTCCAGCCTGTCCAGCTCCGCGACAACTGCCTGCCCGCTGCCGCTCATCGTCCAGTCGCCAGCCCCCATTTCGCGCTCAGTGATGGGCAAGGCGTCAGGATCGGTGCAATCCCAGACTTGCGCGTCGTTCACAGCACGGGTGCGTTGCAGTCCCTTGGTTTCAATGCCGCAGACGGTCGTGAAGACTTCGGGGCTTTCGCCGTCGCCAAGCTGAAGGGCGACTTTCTGACCCTTAACGGTCGTGGGATAAGACATTCGGCGGCTCCTGCGTCGGGTTGCGCGCAGGATAGGAAGGGGAGGGCCGCGCCCTCTACGGACGCCAGCCGGTCAGGATGCTATCGCGTCGAACGTCACAAAGCCATGATAGGCGTCCGCATCAGCGTCCTGCATGACCTGGGCCTGTCGCGGCGTCACATCCATCGACAGATCGTCGCCGATGCTGGCCACCTCCAGCGAATTGAGGATGCGAATGACATGTGCGTTGATTTCCATGGCCTGCGCTTCCGGATCGCGATTGCCGGTAGCCTTCTTGGTGAAATTATGAACCGCTGCGCTGTAAAGCGTGCCATCATTGCCGTCGATGAATTGCGGAGTGGAGATGGCCGCGCCCATTTTAACAAGCGGAAAGGCCGGATCGGCGGGAACGGACTGCGGATAGATACGCGTCGCCGGGACGATGGCCACCAGTTGCGCGTCCGATTTAAGCGCTGCGATGATCTTGCCTCGCATAGCATGGGTAAGGTCGAGATTGGTGGCCATGCCGCGAAAGTGGGGCAGGGCGTTCCCAATCTATACGGACGCTAGCCGCCGTCGATTACGCGAAACCTGCTGCGCCGCTTCTGCGCGGGTGAGGGCGGAGGCGGCATTTCCTCTGATGCAATGGCCCAGAAACGCAGGGCTGTCGCCATCGCCTCTAATTCTTCAGCGCGCGTAATCGTTTCGTCTTCCGCTTCCCGGTCAATGTCATCAGCCAAGCGGAGGATTACATCCTCATGGATGGTGCCGGATCGGATCAGGGCTGGGATTAGCTTGGCGAGGATTTCCTCAGCTATGCATGGCTGGTCTGGATCGTGCACAGCGCCTTATATCGGCGATGTTGACACAAATCTAGCGCGGCGGGGCCGAAGGTGTTTGTCGCGAATAGCTGAGGTTTACTCGGCGGGGTGAATGTGCCTGTGGGCGCGTGAATCATAGCTACGCCGTAGCAGATGCATCGTCAGCCACGCGCCACCAGCAAGGCCAAGGCCCACTAGTGGAAAAGCAATCTGAAAGCTGTTCACTCAGCCGGTTCGATGTGATTATCATGGGCGCGGTTCTTGATATTCCTCGCCCATAGCCAGCCACCTAGCGCGAGCGCCATGGCCGCCAGCCCCGGAAACATCTCCGCGATTATCTTTGGCAGTTCCATATTCACTCCTCCGCATCCAGCAGCGTGAGAATCTTCGATGACGCCCATATAAGGGCTACGGCACCCATAGACCATACCACAGCGACAGCATCCACGTCGAGATTGAGGTAGACCCTCGCGGCTGTGGCGCCGATCACGCCCACCGAGAGGTTAAATCCCACGCCCGATATGGCCTTTATGCGCTCATTCGCTTGAAGAATGCGTGAACGGGAGAAATCGTTCATTCTCGGCTTAACCCCTTCTCCACAAGGCGGCGAATCGCTTCGGCACGTGAGGGAACGGGGCGCTGGCTGGCGCGCCAGTCGTCTATCTTGGCGAGCCATTCCGGCGAGACGCGCATCTGGAATGGGTGATTTTTTTCACGGGTCATGCAATTCGTGTAATTACCTGCTTGACCTCCGTCAATAGTGAAGGTAATTACCTCAATACAGGCCGGAGGGAGCTACTACCTTCCCCCCGACCCTAACCGCTAACCGTCCTATGGAGACGATCATGGCTACCAACATCATACCCTTCCCCGCGCACCGTGTCACGCCGGTTGCAGCCAACGACAATGACCTTCCGCCGATCCCGGCGCAGGCTGTGCGGAGTGCTGCGGCATGAGCAACATCATCCCCTTTCCCCAGCAACCGGGTCTGCGCTCGTTCATAATCTATGATGACGTGCCAGAAGGATGCCTCGTGCATGAGATGGCGGACGATACCAGCGCGCCGCATCTCCACGAGAACGAATTCATCGTTGTGGATCCATCGGACTGCGATCCGGTTCACGGCGATATGTTCCTCGCCCAGTGGAGCACAGGCCGCCGCCAGCCCGTCGAATGCATCTGGAGCAAAGGCTGGGGCGGCTGGATGCTCGCGCCTATCAAACCGCAGGACATGATCCGCGTTTCAGATGGCAAGACCATGGGCCAATTGCGGATGATGGACGGCCCTTACAAGGCTGGTGTGCCGCTGCGCTGCTTCGTCGGGAAGATCGTCGGCATCTACGAACCGGACTTCCGCAAGAAGCTGAAACGCGCCGCCTGACTGACTTCGAATTTAGGAGCCTATCATGGCCACAACAAAATCCACCGCAATCGAACTGCCGCCCCTCAAGATCGAAACCGTCCAGTTTCTTTTGGTCGGTGATAGTCCGCTGATCGTCCATGCATGGTCCGAGAAGGCCAAGAAGATGATGCTCGACAAGCAGATGAAGAGAGCAACCAAGGCCAAGGAAGCAAAAGACCCGGAGGCGGATTATGAAGCCTGCTTCTACCGGACGCCAGAAGGAAACTATGGTTTCCCGACAATCGGCCTCAAGGCTGCGATGGTGGGTGCTTGCCGCTTCGTGGACATGAAGATGACCGAAGCGCGCGGCGCATTTCACATCGATGGAGAGATGCTGACTGTTCAGGGCGAGCCGCAACCACGAGAGGACATGGTTCGCGTGGGCATGGGCACGGCGGACATTCGCTACCGGCCTGAATTCCCCGAATGGCGCATTATAGCTCCGATCAAATTCAATGCCGCTGTCATCAGCGCGGAGCAGATCGCCAACCTCCTGAACACGGCAGGCTTTGCCATTGGCATCGGGGAATGGCGACCGGAGCGCAACGGTCAGTTTGGGCGCTTCCATGTCGCCAGCAGCGAGGAGATGGGCTCATGATCTACCAATGGAAAACAACTGGCCCCGCCCCATCGATTGACGCTCAGGTCGCGGGTGAGGAACTCGAACGCATCCGAATCAGACACAATGGCAGGCTAGAAAGCAAGTCTGTCGTGGATGCGGCGCGCCCGAAAGACGCGCCCCTGCATCCCGCGTTCGAATGGAACGACAAGAAGGCAGCGGAAAACTGGCGACTTGAGCAGGCTTCACATATGATTCGGCATATTGATGTCGTGATCGAGAACGGAAGCGAGGATGTTAAGCCCATACGCGCATTCGTTTCCGTCAAGCGGGACGAGGACCGGTCCTATACAAGCGTTCAACACGCGCTATCGGATGCAGAACTTCGCGCTCAAGTCGTTGCACAGGCATGGGCAGAATTGGAGGCATGGCGGAAGCGTCATGCAGAGCTGGTCGAGTTCGCGGCGGTGTTCGCGACGATGGATCAGGCTCGCGCCGCCTAGGAGCGCGAAACATGGTATGGCAGGCATGGTACGGCGGGGCACGTCAAGGCGGGTTGAGGCTAGGTGTGGTAAGGCATGGCAGCGCAGGCATGGCTTGGCATGTCCAGGTCAGGTAAGAAATGGTATGGTATGGCAGGTTAACGGCGGTCCTTCGGGGCCGCCCTAATTCCTAATCCACCTCATAATCTTAGCAACAATCGAAACTGACGCGCGCTGACGCGTCACCGGCTTCCATCTTGGATCGTCCGACGCAAGCCGCACCGAAATCGAAATTCCTTCAAGCTCGCCGACATCACTATCTTCATCGAACTCGGGCCAGATGCTCTTTAGATCGAGGCGGTAGTGCGAGGTGCATTGGTCTGGATGAGGGCAAGTTTCCAACGGCATCAAAGGCGCCTCATCCACTCGATATGAGTGCTTTGCTATTTCCAGACAGTCGGCACAGGGGCCCGCCGCCATAACATTTGCGACTGGGATGAATTTCACATCCTCATCGTAACGCGCAGCAGTAAGCCGCATCGATTCGAGGAGCTTTTGCCGCTTCTCTTCTGGCGTCGGGTATCGCCTTGGCATTGGGAAAGCCGCTCTATTTTGCGTCAGCAGAATTCATGAAATTACCGAAATCTGCATCGCCACCTTCAAAGCAAACATCGATCAGATGAATGAAAAATTTGCCCCCAGCTTCCGGCTCAAGCGAAAGGGGGTATCCATTCACCATATACGCGGTCGGTTTCCGGTAAATGAAAGCCTCAAACCCTGTGTAAGCTCCGAATCCGTTCTTGGCGTTGAACTGGCCGGTCACCATGCCCTTTGTGTCGCATTCCTTCACATCCTTGAACTGAACTGAGGAAGGGTCTTTGACCTTATCTGCGACAGCCTTTTTCGCTTCTGATATGAGCGGGCTTTCGCTTGGCTGGCACGCGGCGAGCACGACCGTCGCGAACAAAACATATTTTCTCAATCCGCCCTCCCTCAGTCAGGTCGAAACTTACCGCCGCCAAGCACATGGTCAACCGCGACCTTCATCTGCCGAACGCCGCGAGCCTGATTCTTCTTTGCGGCGGGGCGCATATACGGCCGCTCTGGCAACGTAATTAAATGGGGCTTGGTCTTGGGCAAGCGTGCCGCCGCAGGGCTATCTTTGCTGACCGGGATAAACTCTCCATCCTTGATGAAATAGGGTTGCCCGCCAGGATGGTTGATTGTGCCGCCAAGCTCCTGAATAGCTCCGTAGCGAGCCGTGCTTACAATCTGCCTGCGAAGATCGCCGGAACTGCCGTTTATGATGATACCATCCGCGAGCCCGCCCAAATCGTTGTTCGGGGGCGTCCCCGGCGCGCTCGGCACATGCTGCCCTTTTGCGGCAGTCGATCCGGTTGTAATACTAATCTGTGCGTCAGCCTGAACCTGTTTTGCGATTGTTTCAACAGCGGTAGCCAATTGCCGCCTCATCTCCGTGTTGAGGCTCTTGATTTTGCCTCCCAAGCCACCACTGCGCTTGACGCCCACTACGCCGCACGCCCCGGATTGGACTCTGCGGTGCCGCCATCGCAGGATGTGTCACCACGAATCGCACGAAGGATATCCGATGGCGACACCTCCGAAATCACGAACGACACCCGCTCGGCTCTCTGGGTTAGCAAGGCAGGTGAAATATCCAGTAGGGACAGTGGACTTTCTCTATAAGATTGTGGCTGAGGACGGGCGGCTTCTGCCAGCGGAACACGCTCTCCGCCTGCTGGTGACATCCGATGAATGCCGACAGATCGCGCGGCATATTGAACTGCTCGCTCAAGAAATTGAAGCCATGGGCGGGGCCAAACAGTAGTCAAGCAGCCCTCCCGCGCAAGATCCAATGCGATGCCGCCGCGTCCCGCTCGACGGCCTCGATCATCCATTCCTTGCCCGACACGCTGATGGTCATATCGGTGGTGATCGCGACAGGCAGGCCAGCGGACAGCACGATTATTCTCATATCCCCATCAACGTATCCAGCGGACTGACGCATGGCCCATGTCGCGCCATCGACCTGAGCGCGGCACGGCCATGAACCGCCGCCTGTGTGGCCAGTGACGTTGCCCTCAATATCCTCGACGGAGACGCCCGCATAATCGAGCGTGCCGGGCAGATACAGTCCCGACAGCGCCGCCCCGAAGATGCTCGCGATTCCGCCGTTCAATAATGCCATGGGAACGGCCCACCCTGATAGAATCCACCACAAGGCAGCGCGCCCGTACCCGTCACCCTCGGTCCCGCAAGGCATGCCCGCAGCATAGGCCACAGACGCAACCCATAGCTAGTCGCGCCCCATTCGCCCGCATCGCTGCTGCTGGCGCTGTCTGCCCGCTCAAGCTCAATCGTCCCCGACTTGATCCGCTTGAAGCCCGATGCGCCCTGCGCCGCCATTTCGCTTTCCGCGCCCGTCCCGATGCCCGCCAGCGCCAGATAGTGCGCCGTCGCCAGCATCGTCGCCACGTCCATGCGCGCGCCAAGGCACGCTTCCTGCGGCTCCGTGATAAGCACGGCCTGCGCGGACCAGAAGGCATATTGCTCATCGGTCACGGTGGTGAACATCGGGAAAACTGCGATGAAATCTGCCTTCAAGGGCGGGGTATAGGCCATGGTCAGCCCTTGCGCGCCCGCTTCTTTGGTTGCGCTTGAGAGGCAGGAGGTGGAGAGGGAACCTCCAGGCCCTCAACCACCTCCACCCCCGGAGAAACGCGGAGCAACGCGGCATAGTGATCGGAGAAGTCTGCCGTGATACCTCCCATCGCGGGCAAGCGATGCCCACCCTCGATATCGAAGGGTGAATTGGTCAGGTTGCGGACGGTTAGTTTCGTCATATCAGGCTCCAACAAAAAGGCCCGCCCGGTGAAAGGCGGGCCTCCGATGTTCTAGGCCGTGCCGGATCAGGCGGCAGGCGGCTGGCTGATCCCGTCGATGTAGCGGAACGCCACAGTCGTGAGCAGTTCAATGCCACCCGTGCGGAAGATGCCCGGGATGGTCCAGTTGAGCGGGCCATCCTGATAGACGGGCAAGAACTGATGCGGCATCGGCAGATGCAGCTTCACATAGTCCTGATCATTCTTGTAGGCGACCATGCGGCCCGTGCCAGCAGCGCCACCAACACCAGCGGCACCAAGCTCGCGAACAGCGCGGATCGTCAGAGGGCGGCCAGTCGTCAGCGTGTAGATGTTGGTCCGCTGGATGAACGACAGGATCGTCTCCATCGTGGTTGCGCTGTAGGGCGTGGCGGCGATGTAGTTGAACGCCTCGACCGGCAGCAGGATCGTGTCCGCCATCTCCGTTTCGAAGCTGGCGAGCGCGATACCCTGAAGCGCGATATTGATATCACGCACGATCTGAGCAGGCGTCTTGGTGCCAACGCCATCCTCGTCCACCCAGAAGGTGACGCTTCGCCCTTCATGTAGCGGCGGCGGAGCGATTGCAGATGCTCGCGCCCGCACTCCTTGAGCCAGCGCAGGTTTCGCTCTGTGCGTCCGCCGTAATAGCGCTCGACGCCTCGCCACCCGTCCTTGACGAAGCGGGCGGAAAAGCCTTCGGGCGCAGGTTCAAAAGGCTTGGTCGTCATCATGGCTCGATTTCATCTCCATGGCTGGCTGCGATCATTTCTGCGGCTTCAAGGCGGATGGCGCGGGGCAGGCGGTTCCAATGCCGGATGAAGCTCTCCAGCGGACTTTCCTCATGCGTTCGCTCATCGCGGGGCCGGGCCTTCATCGCCTCATGCCGCGTCTGTTCCGGCGTCCAGTGCTTGTCCTTGGCGACGTGCAGAAGTTCCATCGCCTCCTGCTTCGGAAGCGGGGCAACGGCCGCGTGATGCTCGATCGTCAATGCCTTGTCGCGCAAGTGGCTGGGAAACGCCGTAGCGGCCTTGGAGATGTCCCGGAGCCGCTTGGGGGCGATGCCCAGATTGTCCGCAAGGAAATCGAAGCTGGTCTGGTCGAGGAAGCCCTGAGACTGACCGTCCAGCATCCAGTCCGCGATTTCCCAATCCACATCGCGACGGCGGGAGGCAAGATTTCGACCGGTATCGACCCAGCTATCGAAGGTCGGCGCGGTGATCGCAGGTTCAATGATCGTGATTGTGTTCATCACCTACCTCCGCCCCTTGTGGTGCTACCCGACGTCCGATTTCTCCAATGCGAATCACTTCCGGCTGTGTAGCTTTTCGCTGCGACCCGAAGGCTGGAAGCCATTCCACCTTCTCTTGGCCCGGTGGTTATGCTGCCGGGCCATTTTTCAAGTGGGGAACACAACCTCATAATCCTTCCCCGTTGCGGGCTGCCAACTGACCACATCGAAGTCATGCGGACCCGTGGGCCATTGCTTCCAGCGGTAGTTACCCGGCGGAACGCAGCGGACGACGATGCCGTTGCGAAAGCGCACGTCGATGAGGGGAGGGCTGTCGTTGCCCTCGAAGGGATTGCGGCCGGGGTTGGGTGGGCACATGTCATGCTGCGTCCTTCTTCAAAATGCGGTCAATCAGGGCGTCGGTGTGCCCCGTCACTTGGCTCGACGCGGCTTTGCGGTCGTTCACCGCGTCTTTCACGGCGTCACGGAAATATGAGAGGCGGCGCGGCTTTTGCTTGGCAGTTGCGAGCCTGCCTTTGACCGTTTCCACGATCATGGCCTCATCCGCGCCTGCGGCGATCCATTCTCGCACAAGCTCTTGGGTTTCAGTCGCCTGCTTCCAGTCACCTATTCCGAAACCAGTGGATTTAGCGATGCGGTCGGCCATCGATGGGATGTCGTTTTCATCATTCGCGCGCGCGGCTGCTTTAGCAGCTTCTGTATCTGCATCTGCTTCTGGTGCTGTTTCTGTAGCGGTTTCATGTTGTTTCTTGGAACGTTCCCTGAAACGTTTCACTCTGTCCGTTGAAACGTCCGACTTGTATTGGCGCGCATCCCACTTGTTCGGCTTCAGTCCCGTTTCAGTTTCGACCAGCAGGCCCGCCGCGATCAGCCGGGAAACCAGCTTTTCCGCCCTTTTGGCGTCGAGGCGAAGCGCAAACCCGATATCTTCAACAGGCGGCAGCGCGCCATCATGTTTGGCGGTGACCTTTCGGCGCTGGAGGAGGTGAGGACGTGACAGAAATATCTGACCACGCGATTGTTCGCTGGCTGGAGCGCGTGAAAGGCGTGGATATCTCCGCGATCCGTGCCGAGATGCAGACACCCGCGCTTACCATGGCCGATGAGTTCGGCGCGCCGGTCCTGATCGGGAAGAACGGCGAGAGGCTGGTTATTCGTAACGGGATCGTGGTGACGGTGATCGCCAAGGCGCGGAATGTTGGAAGGACGATTGCGCGATGACCCCCAAACAGGAGAAGTTCTGCCAGCTTTATGTCGAACTAGGCAATGCGTCGGAGGCATATCGGCAGTCGTATGATGCGAGCCGGATGAAAGATGCCAGCGTGTCCGTGCAAGCCGCCAAAATGCTTGCAGACCCTAGGATTGCCCTAATGGTCGATGAATTGAAGGCCGCGCACGCCGAGCGGCATGAAATTACCGTGGACTGCCTGCGCGACATGCTTTTGGAGGATCGGGAATTTGCTCGCTCGTGCGGGACTGCGGCCGCCGCTGTCAGCGCGACGATGGGGCTGGCCAAGCTCTATGGTAAGCTCAGCGACAAGGTAGAACACAGCAACCCTGACGGCTCCTTGCGGCAGCCGACCAAGATCATAATCACAGCAGCCGATGACCGAAGCGACGATCAGACTCCCGCCTAAGCTCGTCCGGGTATTCGCTCCCCCGCGCGGTGCGGTCCAGTATCGGAACCTGCATGGCGGACGAGGGAGTGGCAAATCCTTCAACGCGGCAAAGATGGCAGCGGTATGGGGCTACGCCGAACCATTACGCATCCTTTGCACGCGCGAGTTCCAGGCCAGCATATCGGAATCCTTTCATGCCGAATTGAAAGCCGCCATCGCGTCCGAGCCATGGCTTGAGGCGCACTATGACGTGGGCGTCGACTATCTCAAGGGAGCCAACGGGACGCAGTTCATTTTTCGTGGACTGCGCCGCAACTCGCAATCGATCAAGTCGCTCGCCAAGATCGACCTGACGATTGTCGAGGAAGCAGAGGACGTGCCGGAAACGTCATGGCTTGCGCTGGAGGCGACCGTGTTCCGCCAGCCCAAATCCGAACTGTGGGCGCTCTGGAACCCGCGCCTTGAAGGCAGTCCGGTTGACTTGCGGTTTAGGAAGAACCCGCCCGCAAATGCCATCACGGCTGAAATCAACTGGAGCGACAACCCGTTCTTTCCCGAAGGCCTCGGTACCCTGCGCCGACGCGAACAGGAGCGGCTTGATCCTGCGACCTATCACCATGTCTGGGACGGCGGCTATCTCGTCAATTCCGACGCTCAGGTATTCGCGGGCAAGTGGCGTGTGGCTGAGTTCGATCCCGCCGTTTCATGGGATGGGCCATATCAGGGTGGCGACTTTGGCTATGCCCAAGACCCGACGGCTGCGATCCGCTGCTACATCCACGGCGACACGCTCTATGTCAGCCATGAGGCGGGCGGGCGCGGGATAGAGCTGGATCATATCGCGCGAAAGACATGCGATGCGATCCCGGATTATGAGCAATATGTCAGTCGGTGGGATAGCGCCTCGCCGGGGTCGATCAGCATCCTTACACGATCCGGCCTGTCCCGCGCCCAGGGTGCGCCGAAGTGGCAGGGCAGTGTGGATGACGGCATCCGCTTTCTGCGTTCATTCCGTGAGATCGTCGTCCATCCTCGCTGCAAGGCCACGATCAACGAAATGAGGCTATACAGCTACAAGGTGGACAGGTTGACCGGTGATGTGCTGCCCGTTCTGGTGGATGCCAACAACCACTATATCGACGCGCTGCGCTATGCCGTGTCCCCGTTGATAAACCGCAAGCTATCGAGGTTCGACGTTCTCTAGCGTCCGTAGCATCGGCGACACCATAGCCGCACCGTTGCCCCATGTCTGGCCGCATCAGCAAAGTGACCCCCAAGCCGGGATTTGTATTCGATGGCGCGGACGTGATCCCCGCTCCCATCAATGTCGTTCCGTTCCGCAGCAGCTTTCCTATTCCGATGATGGACGGCGCGCTTGCCAACGTCATGTCGGGTCGCGGTACGTCCGTCGATAAGTCCAACTACAACCAATGGCTGTTCGTCCGCCAGAGTCCGCAGCAGATCGAGGCGGCCTATCGGGGCAACTGGCTCTGCCGCCAGATCGTGGATATCCCAAGTCAGGATATGACCCGTGCCGGTCGCGATTGGGACGCGGAAGATGACCAGATCGCCGCGATCGAGAAGGAAGAAAAGCGGCTCGGATACTGGCCCAAGGTCTATCAGGCGATTGTGCTGGGGCGCCTTGGCGGCGGCGCGATCATCATCGGGTTGAAGGATGGGCGACCGGATCAGCCATTGCCCGCCAAGGTTAATCCGGGCGATGTGGAATATCTCACTGTCCTGTCGCGCTATCAACTGACCGTGGGCGACATGGAAAACGCTTGCCCAGCCCGGTGGCGAGGCGAAGTTCATGTCCGCGTTACAGGCGTCCGCGCAGGGCAAGAGCATCTATCGGATGTTGGCCCTTGGCGAAGGCGAGACGTGGGAGACCCGGCAAATCAATTGGTCGGGGATGCCAGAGGTCATCAAGACCTACCTGTCGATCGTTGCGGGCGCGGCTGATATTCCGGCCACCCGTCTGTTGGGAAAATCGCCCGAGGGGATGAATGCGACCGGCGCGTCCGATGAGCGCAATTATCTCGCCATGATCGCAGCCAAGCAGCACATGGACCTGCGCCCACCGCTGGAGCGCCTTGACGCCGTTGTGCTGCCGTCTGCTGGCGTGAAGCCGGAACTGCCGTGGACGTTCTCACCGATCAGCACGCTCAGCGAAGCCGAGCAGGCCGACATCGAACTGAAAGAGGCGCAAGCCATCGAAAAGCTGGTCGGGCTGGCGATGGTCCCCGAAACCGCGATGGCTAAGACGATCCAGAATCGGCTGATCGAGAGTGGACGCTGGCCCGGCCTCAAGAAGCTGATCGATGAAGCAGAAGCCGCTGGCGAGGAACTGCCCGGCGATGACGATGGCCTTGATATTGTCCCCACCAACAGCGGAAAGGAAGGTGATCCAAGCGTATCTGCCGGTAGCGGCGGGAATGCTGACCCCAATCCCGCCCGCCGTGCAGCCAATGACGCGTCCCCGCGCACCCTTTACGTGTCGCGCAAGGTCGTAAACATCGCGGAAATCAAGGCATGGGCGAAGTCGCAGGGCTTGCCGGACCTTCAGGACGATCTTCACGTCACCCTGATTTATTCCCGCACGCCGCTCGACTGGATGAAGGTCGAAAGCGAGGACTGGAATCAGGAAAAGAACGGTCAGATCGAGATCGCGCCCGGTGGCGTCCGCATCGTTGAACCGTTGGGCAACCGAACCGCCGTTCTGCTGTTCACCTCGTCGCGGTTGTCGTGGCGGCATGAGCAAATCGTTCGGGCTGGTGCTGAGCATGGCTTCCCGGATTACCAGCCACATATCAGCCTGACGGGTGAGCCGGTCGATTTGTCCAACGTCGAGCCGTATCGCGGCAAGATCGTGCTGGGACCGGAAGTGTTCGAGGAAATCCGCAGCGAGGGCCACTGATGGCCTACAACCTTCCGCAAATAGCTCGTCGGGCGGGCAAGAGGGCGAATTTGACGTTGCGCCCCATCATCCCGACGCAGGCCCAGGCAGCCGACCTCGCCACAATCTACGCCCCAGCCTGGCGTATCTGGTCCGAGAACATCGACCGCATCCTTGCTGGGTATGATCCGCAACCGCTTCCGACCGCTGATAGTTGGTCAAGTAGCCGCCCGAGTTGGTCAAGTGACATCATCACGCTCGACACTGCCGATCAGGTGCAGGCGGCGATAGGGGCAGTGGCGAGTGAGTTCCTAACGATCCTGACGATGCGGATAGGCCCCGGTCTTCGCGCGTGGCTGGTCAGGGCGGAATCGGTCCATAGGAAACGCTGGTCTGCAGCGGTCAAGGCCGGGGCAGGTGTCGAAATTGACATGCTGCTTTCCGCTCGCGACGTGGAGGAGTCCCTCGGCGCGTGGTTAGCGAGAAATACC